TTAAGGCACCGAGCCAGCCCGAGTTCCGGCAGTTCGCAAGATCGCATCATTCAGCTCTTCACGCGTCAGTTCGCGCTGCTTGCGGGTGCCCACCTTGCGCTCCTTCAGTCGCGGGGCTTCACCCTGGTTGGTCCTCGATGGCGAACCCGAAGTCCGCCGGTCATCACGCTGCGCCTGGATCACCTGCGCCATCTGCAGTGTGTGTCCCAGCCGCTTGTTATCGACCACCGCAGCCTGATCGATCTCCGAGAGCCGGTCATACGGTACACAGGGCAGGGCAGCGCCATTGACCCGGATCTCGATGCGCCCATCCGGATACTCGAACACATCCAGATAACGGTGAATCAGACTGCGGTTTGCCACCGTATCCTCCAGCAGATAGATCACCCGGTCGTACTGCACCGTCAATACCTTCGACACGCGCCGCGGCACGCGACACGTCAGGATCAGATCAAGATCGTCGTCGGCACGCAGCGGCCGGTGTGCATCGAATGTGCTCCGCGGTATCTTGCCAAACCGGCCGTTAAAGTCAGCGATGAAGTGGGGCGCGTAAGCGTTGGCTGCCTCCTTCGTGCTGATGCCACGTAGCCGTAGTTCCTTCACGAGGCGATCCTGCAACGTCAGATTGGCGCGCTCGACGCGCCCCTTGGCCTGGCTGCTGTTCGCACAGAACGTATCCACATTCAGCTCGTACAGCGCACGGCCAAACTGCGTCACGCCCTTGCCTGGCGTCACCGAATGGCTGTTGCAGTGAAACACGCTGGCCTTGTCGCTGTACAGCGCGACCGGCTTGCCATGCTGCTCCAGGTAGCGGCGCATCGCCTCAAAGTAACTGAAGGTCGACTCGGTCGCCGTGAAGTGCAGCGCCATCAGCCGGCTGGTCGCATCGTCGATGAACACCAGCAGCGTGCACGCCGGCGCGCGTTCCTCGAACCACCGGTGATCGCTGCCGTCGATCTGCACCAGCTCGCCCAGGCAGGCGCGGCGGTTTCTCGGCTGGTGGAGTTTCGGTGGCCGCAGTTTGCGTGGAATCCATAGCCCGGCTTCCCGCATCCAGCGCCGCACGGTTTCCTTCGCCAGCACCACGCCATGACATTCAGCCAGCTTCTCGCACGCCAGTGTCGGCCCGAAATCGGCGTAGCGCTCACGCACCAGCGCCATGGCCCGTGCACGCAGATCAACCGGCAGCTCGCGGTTGCTCGGCTGGCCACGCCGCGCTGAAATGAGTCCGGCCGGTCCTGCAGCCTCGTAGCGCCGCACCAGCCGGCTGACCTGACGTTCACACAGCTGCAGCCGCTCGGCCGCCAGCACGACCGTCAGCCGCCGCTGGACGACCGCTTCGATGATCTTCACACGCTCGAGTTCGTGCATGCTGATCGTGATCAATCCACGTCCGTTCATGTCCGGCTCTCCCGGGCTGTGCTCATGCCGCAGCATGCGCCACAGCAGCCAGCCCGGAGCCGGGAACCGGACATTTCTAATGAGCCAGAACCGGACATTACTAAAAAGCTCTGACAGCCAGATTGTTGATAATTTATCTTATGTAAAATCGTTTCGCTAACTTGCTCACCTTGGACTACATTCGGCTATCGGCTGTATCTATTTGTAAGTTTTGTAACGTTTACGTTAGATTACGCGCCGCTTCCGATTTCCAGCAGGATTCCAGGTGTCTGCAGAACAACGGCATGGCTGCCTGCAAGAGTTTCTCGCCCTAACCAACGGTCTTTCGATCGCCGCAGTCGCCCGAACATTGCGCTGCTGCTCGCGCACGATCCGCAACTACGTCGCCGGCCGTTCGCCAATACCTTGGCATCGCATCGAAATGCTTCGCCTGCTCGCGCTTGAAACCTCCGCGACTCAAGGCAGTTCCAGCGACGGTATGCCGGCCGACGAAACGCCTGTAGTGGCCAATATCGAACCCGATCCCGCAGCTCCGGACGTTCCTCCGGCTGAATTGCTCGCGTGGGTCGGCGTTCACGCCCCGCATTACCTTTCCAGCAGGCGCAGCTTCGCGCTTTATGTACGCGGCTGGAACGTAGTCGAGAAAATCCGACGCGCCAAGCGTGAAGGCACGTTCGCGGCTGTACTCGCGCGCTGGCGTACGCAGGCAGTCGAGCTGCCGCGAATGTGGCGCTCCGGCCGGATGTTTGCGGGCATTGGCCCGCCTGCGTACGTGCGCGACAAACCGGCATCATGACGGCTAACGGACGTACAGGCGGAAAAATGGGGCGTCTAGCGCCCCATGTAATCTGGATGGTTTGGGAACGGTCAGAAATCGAGTTGAGCCGCCGTGATGCCGAGCGCGGTCGCGATTTTTTCGCGTGAAGCCTTGCGCAAGCGATCGCTGCCTTCCTGCTGTGCGTAGGCCGATTGACTGATGCCCATACGTGCAGCGACTTCAACTTGCGTCAGGCCAAGATGCTCGCGCCAGGCGCGAACCGGCGTTGCACCGTCAACCGTCAGGCTCACGACTTCGTGCGGAATCAGGCCGCGTTCAGCACTATGCTCGGCGACATACTCCGCGTACGGAATCACGACATAGGCGGGTTTGCCGTCCGGTCCGTTGATGACCTGAATGTTAGTACGTGCGTTCATTGCGTTTCCTCACTTCCTCAATCTCGACGACCTTGATAGCGCCGTCCCAGTTGAACAAGACCCGGTAATTGCCGACGCGGAGCCGGTAGCCGTATTCGTGATCGGTCAGCGCTTTCACGCTTTGGCAATCTGGCATGGCGGCCAGAGTGCTCACGCCGTCACGAATCGCAACCTGATGCTGCCGGTCAAGCTTGCGCAATTGTTTTGCCGCTTTCTGGGTCCAGTTAATCGCGTTCATGCTTCGATTATAAGAGTAATATAAGTTTTTTGCCAGCTTAACTTATTTTTGTGTCACGCCCCCTGCCCGCCTTTCACAGCTCTGCCGGCTGCCACGGTGCATCAGGTTTTCCCTGACCTTAAGCTTTTCTTCAGCACCCCCCAGTAAATTAGTTCCACACGGTCATGCGTCGCTCATTGCAACCCAGCCCAGCCATAAGCTCGGCAGTCGATTTGCGCGCACATAAAAGATAGAGACCCCATGCCACGAGAAAAAACAGATGGCGCCGCCATGGCGAATGCTCGCATAGCCTACGTGCTTGAACTGGCACGAGGGTGCTCATACATCAGCAGCACACTAAGTTCGGATACGCGACGCAGCGCTATAGCGGAAGTTCTCGGCGAATTTCGCGAACTGTACGGCGAACGGGAAGAAACACTCTTTCAGAAACTGCTTGCGGAAGAGCTGCAACGTCGAGGCAAACCAGTCGCCGCATCGGAAGTGCTCGCCTTCAGATTCATCGGCCCGTGAGCGTGCCCAGTCTGTCTCCGCTGGACCTCTATGATTGCTGCCGTTGGCCTCGGTAGAACACGCCTGGATATTGCTGGCGGCAGAGAAACGGAGCCATAGCTACGGCTACCTGTTCAAAGGAAATCAACGATGGAACTCCCCAAGGGTAGCTACCGCATCGATAGCGTTCCCACGTTCTCCGTCGGCCGGTTCTTTGCGCAAGCGCGGATTTTTCAGGCCCAGCCCGGCACCGATGAACTGATCGAGATCTTCGCGGCCATCAACCTTCCAGATTTCGCCACTGAGCGTGAAGCCATCGCGTTCTCGAACGAATGGGCGGTCGCGTGGATCAATGAGAATATTCTCGAAATCACTGCTACGAAGGGTGCGTCACCTGGCGATAGATAGGGCAAATTTGGGGAGCCCCCCTCATGGCGAAAGCAATGGGCTCGCGTAGCTCGCGCCAATGATCGCAGATGCTGGCGAGCGATCGTGCTCGTCATGCCACCAAAGCGAATCGCGGTAGGCTGATGGTGAAAACGCAACCGGCGCCCGGCACATCGCGAACGCTGAGAATACCGGCATTTGCTTCGACGTTGCGCCTCGCGATTGAAAGACCTAGTCCCAGTCCTGTCCTGTCCGCGCCGTTCTGCGTAAACGGCACAAACATTCTTTCTGCGTCACCGGGCGGCAGACCACCGCAATGATCCTTCACATCGATCAGGATGCGATCAGATAGCGCGTACACGTCCAACGTCACTTCGGTGTGATGTTGCGTGAATTTAAAGGCGTTTTGCAGCAGGTTTCCCAACGCCGAATAGAGCTGGTCACGGTCCCCGCTGATAGCGAGCCGCGTGTCTACAGCGGAAACTGTCAGCACGCTTCCCCGAATCTGCGCCGCAAGGTCAGCTGCATACTTCACGTCAGCTATGAAATCCGCGACGGAGAACAGTCCGGATTGCGCTGAAATTCCAGCTGCCGCACGGACCTCGTCAAGAGAATGGCTAATCAAATCACGCAATCCGTCCAGGCTACGCTGCAAAACTGAGCCGGTGGCTCCGGACAGGCTCAGATTTCCGGTTTTTGCCGCAGTAAACGCCAGCGTTGCAGTTTGCAGAAAGTTACGCAGTTCGTGTGCGAAAAAACCGAGCCGTTGATGCATTTCGATGGCCTGACGGTCCGCAACGGCAAAATCGCGCTGATAACTGAATTCGGTGACCGCGTCGGCAATGGCATTGTCCAGACACCGGTTCAGGGTTCGAAACTCGTCTATCAGAAATGGAGCATCGCGCTCGAACGCGAGGTCCGTAATTGCCTGGCACAGGTCACCATAGTCGTGAACGACCTGATCGACCGAGAAGCCGAGCTTCAACAACTCCCGTCCGTGTTCTGCTGCAGACTTGCCGATTTCAGACGGAGACGCTCCGCCACCCGAGGGGCCAGAAATCTTGCGACTGTCCAAGGGCTGTGACGTCTGCTCCATCCGGAGGGTCCTGATAAGCTGATCCAGGAACAGCGGCACACCGTTTTGAAGTTGCTGTGCGGTTGCCGCACGCGCCGGCCTCTGCGCCACCTTCGCGCGGCAGCGTTCTATCAACGCATCGCGATTGTTCGCGAGAAAAACGTGCATCATGACACGCTCCCCTGGACGCCTTACCCCGGCATTTTTACGAAATGGCCCATTGGCGCGGTCGAACGCCTTAGCCTCCCGTGCTATTTGTGTACCTGCGCATCGCTCACGATCTCTTTCCTAAAAAAGAAGCCGCAGCGGTTGCTGCGGCCCTTGGAATCACACACGCGGGCATCAGCCAAACGCGCACACATTATCCTCATGGTCCGGACGGTTGTCGGTACGCTACCGTACCGCCTGTACGCGCTCGCGCGACCAGTTGCCCTGCCACCAGGTAGCAGAGCAGTTCAGCACGGGCTTCGTCGTCAAGGTTGCTCGACTCGGTCATGTACGTGGGCCAAAGGCTGCGTCTCCGGACGTAAGCTCGGCGTAACAACGCATCGCGGCATCGAGATCCGAGTCGCCTAGCCAATATCGCCCATCATCCGATCTGATACCCCACGGCATCACCTTCCCGACGCACGCTATCGACTTGTTCCCAAGTTCGGCATCGACGATTCTACCGACAACAATTCCAAGGCCCTTCAAGTCATCCAAGCTCATGTTCATCTCCTTCGGCCGTTTTTTCGCCCTTCTTCCAGATTGCGCATGATCGCTTCGTGAAGTTTCTGTTGCCGCGGCGTGGGTGGGTCTGTCAGGCACGGCTCGGCATCCAGTTCCTGCTCGAAGCATTCCCATACGCAACCCGACACATAAGCGCTGCCGCTCTTGCCGATCATCCTTCGGACCTGGTCGGCGCGGATTACCGTTGACCGCAAGCGATGAATCTCCTGCAGCAGTCGCAGAACGGTTTCGGTCGGCTCGTGATCATAGATTTCGGCCAGTTCAGCGGCGGTTAGTGGGCGACGGTGACGCATGGCCGTACTAAAAAAAGACTGTATGGATATACAGTATAGCCAGGATTTTCCCGTTTGCATCTGGCACTATCATTGGAAGGTTCGAGGGAGGTATCTATGTGCTATTCGGCCCAGATTGAGGCGGACTACAAGAAGTACATAAAGATGTTCGGCGCAGCCATGAGCCTCCGGGAATTCGCGGAGTTGTACTGGGAACATGGCGGCCGGGAACTGAAGGCGCCGATGGCAATGGAGGCGGCGTTTTCGGACGCCACGACCGATGACGAGCGCCGCATTCAGGCACTGATTGCTGAAAGCAACGCACTGCGGACGACCAAGCTCGAGCAGGAGCTTTTCAAACAGCGCACGCGGCTCGCCGATGCAGAGCGGATTCTGGCAACGAAGACAACAAAAGCCGCCACTGAAAGCAAGCGGATCGCGTCCGACAAGATCGACGCCGCAGCGCGCCGGCTCACCGACCTGACGCGCACCACATTGAAGGATTCGGATTCGCGGATCTACCCTGGCTGGTATGCCCCGGTGATGATCGTTCATGGCGGCCGCCGCATTGTTGTCCCTATGCGTTATCGCTGCCGGTTACCGGGTTGGACCGAGCAGACTGAGCGGGAAAAGCCGGGGACGTACAACGCCCGACGAGACAACCTGAAACGCGTATGGGGCAAGCTGTTCGGTTATAACCACGGCATCATGATCGTGAATCGTTTCTACGAGAACGTTGACAAAAACGGCCAGAATGTCGTTTTGCAATTCGACCCGACACCGCCGCAACAGATGCTGGTCGCCTGCCTGTGGTCACGTACGCCGATACCTGGTGAACCCGATCTATGGTCGTTCGCTGCGATTACCGACGAGCCTCCACCAGAAGTCGCGGCCGCCGGCCATGATCGCTGCATCGTCCCGATCAAGCCAGAAAACCTTGATGCATGGCTCAATCCGAATCCGGCGGACCTCGCGGCCCAATACGCCATTCTCGACGACCGCGAGCGGCCGTATTACGAGCATCGGATGGCGGCATGATGCGCTTTCCTGACCGCTCGATTCCGCGGCTTGTTTGAATGGGCATTTTTTTGCGTCCGTGCACAGCAGGGACCACCGCCGGGCTACCGATGGCCTATAACAGATATCAGTAGTTCGAGGCGACCTTCCGTCCAACTGCCGAGGGCGTGAAAGCCCGCGAAAATTTTTACCGGGCAAGGAGGTTTAGCGAGTACGACCGGACGAATCCATGCTTTGTCTTTTCGAATCCTGAATAGCCTGAGTATCAGAGGTAATCATGAAATGCGGGTACCGTGGATGGATCATCGACGCGACTCCGGATTTCTCCCTTGGGAAATTCTTCGCACACGCGCGACTGGTCCGTGTTTCGAGTGACGATGACGTTGATGGCGAAATGCACATCGAGCGTGATCTTTCCTACTTTGACACCGAGGACGAGGCGATCGAGGTTGCCCAACAATGGGCGTTTGCATGGATCTACGAGCGCGAAGGCAACATCGATATTATGCAGAGCAATACCACCAGGTCCCGGAGCCGCATTCCAGCCGAGACTCCATCGAGATGAGATGCTGGATGCGCGGCCCTGTGTGGTTTTTTTGCGACTGATGCCCGATCCTGATATGGCATCAGGTACGTCCAGCAAGCCTTGGCGAGGAGACGAAAATCATCACACGAGACTCCCGATTTGCATTCGCTGCGAGCCTGGATATGCTCAGGCAACACGACAACGTTCCCAACGTTCGGCGTGTGTGTGTTTGTTCGCCGCAGCATTGCCTGCGGCTTTTTTTTGCCTGAACTCAACTCGGGCAACGTGACCGCGGTTGAGCGGCCCTACCCCTCTTTCAACTCGACTTTGCAGGTCGAATAGATCTGGCCGACGAACGGCGACCGGTAGTCCATACGCCAACCATCGGTGAATAGTCGCGCGAGTGACTGCGAATTTGCGCACTCAGGGAACCCGGCAAAATCCAGCGCTACTTTTTCCGACAGCGCGCCAAGATGGAGACGGTCACGCCAGGCGGCTCGGGCTCCGTTACCCTTGAGCCAGATGTTCAGCGACTCCACGACATGATCGGTTCGCAGCCAGCCGCCTGTTCGAGCCAGCGCAACCAGCTGCGCCACCACCAGATAGCAAAGCAGCTCAGCACGCGCTTCGTCGTCAAGATTGTCTGAATCGTCCATCTGTCGCCTGGCACCCTGAATTGATCAACTACGACGTCTTGTGAGCAGGTCCGCCACTCCCGCCCTGGCGGCGATTTCCCAGACATGGCCGCGGGAATAATCGACGCCTGCCCGCTGATGAAGCACGGCGCGCAAACGTGCGTTCGTCCAGTGATCAGCCTCTATGCCGTGCGCGCGAGGCGACTGCCTGAGCGTTTCGGCAACCCATGCCAGCGTTTCGTCATTCATCGCGGAGGGCTTCTTGTCGGTGCGCTGTTTTGGCGATCGCATCCGGTGGTCCATGCCAAGCTTCCCGACGACCGTTCTCACGTGTCCAGCGGAATGGTAAACGCCGAACTTCTCCTTGATCAGCTTCTGAACATCCCCGTTTCTCCAGAGTTCGGTTTCATAGCCACGGGCCATGGGGCTGCCCTCCAAGGTCGCCCGTAACCACTCAAGAGCTTCGGGGCCAAGCGTAGCCTTGCGCCCGGATGCCTTGAGCTGTTCAACGGACTCAACGCCACCAGCAGCTACCATTGATCTGTATTTTGCAATGGTGCGCGTGCTGATGTTGAGCGCCTTCGAGACGTGCTCGACGCTGTCCCCGTCCAGCAACATTTTCGCTGCAACCTTTCGGCGCGCGGCATAGACGTCGCTCGGCGATTTCTGACCGGTAGCAGGCGATGCTTTTTCTGAGGTTGAATAGGTCAGCCGGTAGGCAAGGCCATAGCCCCGAACAAGGTGGCCAACATGCGAAGCTGAAAACTGGATGCCGAAGCGCCGAAAGATCAGTTCGCGCAGTTGGCTTATGGTCCAGGTCGGCCCTGGATAGCCGTGAAGTTCAGGTGAGTGCTTGATCGCACTAACGAGCCAGCTTTGCGAAGCATCATCCAAGCGCGGAACGTTCCCATTGATACGAAGCCGCGCAAGCGCTTCACGTCCGCCCTTCTCTATCAGGGTCTTGTATTTGCTCACGGTCGGAAGACTCAACCGGGTCTTTCTGGATACTTCGCTGATACCTTCACCATTCGACAGGAGTTCAGCAGCGAGAGCCCGACGGCGCGCGAGCGGAGCATCGTCTAGGTGTTTGCTCATTGTAAATTTTGGAAGTACTTTGTCGTCTATATCGCCCTGATACTGGCGATATTTATACACGACTTTCGACATCTTTCGCGGCGAAAAGGCCGCCTTCGTTTCGTGCGACACTTCGCAACAGGCTCTTCAGTTTTCCTTAAGCATGTCCAGGAAACTTTCGGGTAACATGCGCGCCGCTCGACATGGCAGACCTTCACGGACAGGCTCCATCCGCTACAGGCTCACACCTATGCAGCACCTTCTCTCAGGTTCTGGCTCACTCGGACGCCAGATCCTTTCAAGCCGGCTTCGCGCCGGCTTTTTTTTGAGCTGAGTGCATCAGGAAGGAGAAAATTCAGCGTACGGCGGTCGCCCGGAACAGGTCACTTTTTTCTCTTGCCTCAGATACCGAGGCGCGGAACCATGGCGATTCAAGGAAGGCGTTTTGACACGATCTCGGCCGATGCCGGTGTCATCGACTGCCTTTACGGAAATGCGACCGGTGTTTGTCGGTGGTCGGATCGTCACGCACTTCCATTTCGAGCGACGTGGTAAGCCCGCCATCGCCGTTGAGCGTATGTGTTGCTTCCTTCACGAGCCAGGGCGTTTCGTTGATTTCCGGCTTGAACCCGGCGACGTTCACCGGCAGCTCGGGAAAAACCTCGGGCCGGCCGAGCGCGAGCTGGTAGGAGAACGTCGCCTGACTGCGCTGCGTGCGTGCAAACTCCCCTTCGGCGGCCGCCCGCGCTTCGGCTTCGGTCGCATAGTCTTCCGGCAGCACCTTCACGTTCCTGTTGTTTTCGCCACCGACGACGACAGACTTGCGCTTTCCCTTGCTGTTTGAGTGGTAGTGCGCCCGGACGGCTGAATAGCTCTCACGCTGCGCGACGTGATAGCGGTGCATGTCGCCGTCGGCACGCGTCAGGTTCAGCACCGTCAGCGCTTTCCCGCTCGCTGTCTTGCCCGAGCCTATGGGCATGAACAGCAGGTTTAAATCCTTGACGTTCATCACGGCGTCGTAACGTTTGGCGAGCCGCGTCAGAAAAGACATGTCGCTTTCGTGCGTCTGGTCGATGTGCGCGATCGCAACCGTCGCGAGTGCGTCGGCGATCGCGGCCTTGAGGGAGTGGCGCCCGGCAATCGCGCGCACGATCGAGCCGATAGTCTGCGCGTGCCAGCTCTGTTCGCGCCGCTCGTGCATCTGGTTTGTCATCGACGCTGACCGCGCGCGGATCGTCAGGATATCGGGCGTGCCGCTATGCTCGACTTCATCGACGGAAAACGTCCCCTTATCGACTAGCGGCTCGCCGACCCATCCGATCGCTACCTTGATCTTCGCGCCGCGCTTCGGAATAGCGAATGTGTTTTTTGAGTCGTCTATGACGAGGTCGATCGTATCGGCTTCGTCGCTGCGTGACTCCTTAAGGGACAGGCTTATGAGGCTCGGCGCGATCAGACGCGACAGATCCCGGCCGTCAAGCGTGATGCGGTAATCGGCCTGCGGTTGCCGGCGCGCGATCGCGGGCGTCTGGTTTGTCATGCGCCGCCCGATTTTTCGAGAATGTACGAAACGACGCCGGCGACCGCTTCGCCATTACCGGACGATATGTCTTTGGCCGCACTCAATGCCTTGTCGAGTGCTTCGCCGCTTCCCGTTGAGAGTCCCTTGATCGCGGCTTCTGCGGCGCCCGGCGCCATCGTCGCGGCGACGGTGATCGCGCCGGCCTTGATGCTGTTAAGAGACAGGTTCTTGACCCGCTCCACTGCGTCAGATGCCACCTTTGAGACAGCCCTGATATCGTTCAACCTGCTTGCGGCCGCGCTCTCTGTCTCCTTTCCGTCACCCTGCAGCGCCGCCAAGGTTTCGTCGGCGACGCGCTTCAATGTGAGACTGAATTCGATCTTGCGCGGGATGCCTTCGGGCGTGTGATACGTCGCCGTTTCGTTCAGCCCGTCGATGATGAACGCGCCGAATACCGTCCCCATCCCATCGACCAATACATAGGCGTCGCCTGCATCGCCCATCTTGCCCAGCTCGTCGAGCGATGCGCGCGTGCCGATCCTGTTATCGGCGGCGACCATGCCGTTAAGCGTGATCGTGTCATCGCCGGGGCCGTTGTACTGGCTCGCGTCGCGCACACCAACGCGTGAGCTGGTGCGATGCTTCCAGTTACGCTGACGCTGCAGCTCCTTGTATGGGGCGGTGGTCAGACTGAAAACGAAATGGTCGAGTGACAGCATCATGTCGGGTTCTCCTAGTCAGACAGGCGCGAGCCGATGCGCGATTGCCTTGCTCGATCGCGGCGATCCAGTGCGGCCTCAACCGCGCGCGCGATCGCGGCCGGGTCGTCGCCGCGGGCCGGATAGATATTGATGATGGTTTGCCCTGCTGCGCCCGCAGCACCGGCCGCGTTTCCGGCCACTGGCGCCGCTGTGAGAGGTGGCCGGGCATCGAATGGCACGGTAGGCCGCACGAGCGGCACGGCGGCCGCATTGGCGAGCTGCGCGCCGGCCGCGATCGCCGGCGAGGCGAATGAGGTCGCGGCGACTGCTGCGAGGCCGATCGCGGCCTTGGCTACCCTGCCCTGTCCGCTTTCCATGCCGATCGCCGCGCCCTCGCTGACGAATCCGCCCAGCTCGCCGAAAACACGGCTTGGGCTATGGATGCCGAGCTTTTCCTTGAACCATCCCACGGTCGAACTGGCGACGTTGACGATCGCGTCTTTCACGGCGCCCAGTCCGCTGGTTATGCCGTTCACGAGGCCAGAGAGCAGGTTTGCGCCGAACTCCGAAAACTTCGCCGGCATGTCGATTCCGAACCATGACAGCACGCCGGCGAACGCCTGGTAGAACAGGCCGAGTGGTGACCAGTTGAGGATAAATGCGCCGATCGCGCCGATCCCGCCGGCAAACACGCCGCGCACCTGCTCCCATAGCCCGCCGAAAAATCCCTTGATCGGCTCCCAGTACTGATAGATCAGGAACGCGGCGAGCGCGATGCCGGCGATCGCGAGGCCAATCGGGTTCGTCAGCATCATGCGGCCGACGAACATGATCGCAGAGCCGAGCATCCGGAAGGCGCCCGCACCGAGGCCAAGCACGCGCGCGAGAATGCCGCCCTGCATGCCGAGCGTCGTCATGCTGAATTTGAGAATCGCCATCGGGCCGAGAATGCCGGCGAGCGCAATCGTCAGCGTGCCGGCGACGACGAGCAGCGCCGCCAGTGCGGCCAGAGTGACGATGATTGCCTTCGCGGCCGTGCTGTGTTCGCGCATGAAGGCGACGACCCTCTCTGTCGCGGCCGCCGTCGCCTGCAGGCCAGCGTTATAGAGCGGGGAGACCTTCTCACCGATTTCCAGTTTCAGATCGCGCAGTTGCGAGAGCGCTGCGATCTCCCGGCCGGCCGTGAGCTGCTGGCCTTTGGTGTTCAGCTCGTCGATGCCATCGGCGCCGGCGTTGAGCTTTTCGTTCTTGTGAATCTGGTCCTTCTGCATGTACATCGTCGTGAACAGATTAGCCGCGGTACGATTCGTGAAGATCGTCGCGATCATGTCCTTGACCTTGTCGGGGTCAGTGATGCCTTTCGCGGCCAGCTTCGGCAGCAGAACCTTTTCAAGCCATTCGAGCGGCGAGGCCTTGAGCATGTCGCCGCCGGCGAGCGCGCCCGGCCGGATCTGTTTGATCATGCCGATCTTGTTGTATTCGACCTTCTTTTTATCGAGCAGGTCGAGCCCCATCATCACCTTGGCGGCCTTGACGGTCGTTTTACCCTGGTAGACGTTGCTGTAAGCGGACATGAGGCCGGTGCCGACAGCATGGCCGCCCATTTCCTGAATAAGCGGCTCCATCTGGTAGTAGAACGCGTCCTTGCGCATCTGCTTGGCCGCGACGCCGCCGGTCTGGATGAAGTTGCGCCACTCGTCGCCGCCCACGCGGCCGCCGGTGGCCGTCAGGACTTTTTGCACCATGTTCGCTTCGTCCTTGAACGTGGCTTCGTTCTTCGTGCCGCCGCGCAGCTCGATCACCTTCAGCATGTTCATGAACTTTTCTTCGTTCGCGTGCGCATCCTCCGCGCCGAACATCGCTTCATTGGCGAACTTCATTCTGCCGAGCGTTGGCATCACCATTTGCGCGTGATGTTCGTCCGCGAAGATCGTCAGCGAATCGCGCATCATGGTGAGGTTATCGGTCGTCGATACACCGTATAGCTTCATGGCGCGCGCATACTTGACCGCGTCGGCCGAGGCATGATCGCCGAGGCCGAGCGCCTTGATGCGCATCCCTTCGGCTTCAGCCTTCTTCGATTCGTCCAGCGTCTCGCGCAGATCGCCAATCATGTGCATGCCGCTGGCCTTCGCTGCATAGCCGCCGACCGCCATCCCGGCCGCGACGCCCTGCATGGTCTGCATGCTCCTGCGCGCCATGGCGACACGCCGCTCGCGCTCGCTGATCTGCTCGAGCTTCGCGGCCTGTGCGTTCATCGCCGAGGTGGTCGCCGCCATGTTGGCGCGCAGCTCGCGCTCGTGCTGCGACAGGTTGCGCGTATTGACGCCGGCGGATTCGAGTTTCGTACGCAGTTCGTTGACGGCCTGAGTCTGCGCCTTGTGTTGCTGCGAAGCAGCGCGGGCCGCCTCGCGTGCGCCCTGCAGATCGGCAATCATCCTTTGCGACGGTGGCCCCATCGCGCGCAGCGAGTCGGCCAGTTTCCTGACATTGCCGCGCGCGGTGGCGAGGTGCGTGCCGGCCGCATCGAGGCCGGCACGCATTTCGCGGAACGAGGCGACGGCCTTCTGTGTCTTGCCCATTTCGGCCAGCTCGCGCCGGGTGTTCTTGAGCGAGTTTGCAAGCCCCTTGTGACCCGCCAGCATGGTTTTAAGGGGCTTCGTCATGTTGTCGATCATGTCGAACATGACGCGAAGTTTCAGGGCGTTATCCATCGTCATTCACTTCTCTCATTCCGTGCCTGAGCGTCGGCGCGCACGTTCACGCCATTCCATTAACTCGTCCAGGTAAAAAACGTCCATCGCCGCCGGCATCCAGCCAAACACGGTGGCGATATCGGCCATCGGATCTTCTACGCGATCAGGGATGCCACTTTCGAGGCGATCGCCTTCGTCATTAAAAAACCGGAAAAGATGCCCCCCAGTTGCACCAGATCGGCCGGGTCGAGATTTGCCACGTCCTGTTCGGTGAGCGTCGGCGAGCTGATGCGCGGCAGCACGCGCGAGAGCGCCGTAACGTCGAGATTGACGAGATCCGACAGCGTCACGCCACGCAGCTCGCCCGATTTCGGCCGGCGCAACGTGACAGTGTCGATTGTCTGTGAGCCGCGCACGATCGGCACGTCGAGCGTGTGCGTGTTCGGGTCCTTGCTGGCGGCCGCCGGCGCGTTGGTGTCGGTCGATGCGCTCGTGTTCGGCGCCTGTTCGATGGTTTGCATGGTGTTGCCTTTGAAATGAAAGACTGAGAGGCCTGCCCGATCGATCGGGCAGGCCGGTGTTGTGTGGCGCTCGCGTTACAGGCCGATCGCGGTACGCAGCGCCGCAAGCAGGTCGGTGCCGTTGATCTTCTCGATCATGTTGACAAAGTCGATCTCGATAATGTCTTCGCCGTTCACGGTGAGCTTGTAATAGCTCGCGACGGTCGTCACCTTGAAAGCGGTGTCGTCCTTCGCCTTCGCGGTTCCAGGGTCGATCTCCATGTGGCGGCCCTTAACGACGACTTCGATCGAGTCGTACGTGGCCGAATCTTCGGCCTGATAGCCGCCGGCGAAACGCAGCTGTACACCGTCATGCGTGGTGATGCCGTACTGTTTCAGAACCTCGGACATGAAACCGCCGCACGTCCATTCCATCTGGATGCCTTCCTGGCCGAAATCCACCTTGATCGGGCCGCTCATGCCGCCGCCCTGGTAATCCTCCATCTTTCGCGTGAGCTTCGGCAGGGTGACTTCGGCCACCTGCCCCCTGAAATTGTTGCCGTTGTGGAACAGATTGAAGCCCTTGAGTTTGCGAGGCATACCCATGTTTGTTTTCTCCTGGTTGTGCCGTGCTTATGCGTTCACGCGGGCGGCAAAGTCGGCGAGATATCGGTCCGTGATGCGCTGACGCAACGTGAGGTTTTCCAGCGGGGGAACCGGCGTGTAGTCGTAATCGACGTATGCATGACCGTCCTGCAGCTCGTCGGTCGTGTTGGGCTCCGGGTCGAACCATGACGTGCCACCGATCAGGTAGCCGAGCGATATCAGACTGCGGAATTTGCCGTTGATACTTTCGATCACGTCACGCATCAGCGACGGATTCAGCGGGCCATCCACAACCGGCATTTGTGCCTGTGCGATCGAATCCTTGAGTACCTGCGCGGTGCGCGTGTAGTTCTCAAACTTGAACTTTGGTTCGTCCGAACAGGTGCGCGAACCCCAGAAACGATACCCATCGTGATTGATGAGCGTCGTCACTTCCTGTTCGTTCAGGTAGTTCGCATCGGTCGCGGGGTCCTGCAGATCCCACGACACGTCAGCGCTGATACCGGTCACGCCATTGACGGCGATATTCGACAGCGTCTTGTGCCAGCCGATATCGTTATCGATCTTCGCGCGTAGACCCATTGCGTAGGCCACGGCCGGGACTTCAACGGTCGAACTGGTTGTGTCGTCCCATGCGAGGTAATTCGGCCAGATCACCATCAGCTCACGCGCGGCGAACTGTTTGCGGTACGCGGTGGCTTCCTCCTTCGTCTTGCAACCGGATGCGTAGGCATAGATGAAGCCGCCGAGCGATTGGGCAATCGTCACGAATCCGGCCGTGACGGCCTGCGTGTCGAGGAACGGAGCGCCGAGAATGCGCGGCTTCATGCCGAACCGGGCCTGAGACGTGAGCAGCGCTTTCATGCCGGTATATTTGCCGGCGGCCGTAACGGTGCCGATCACGTTGCTCGTCGTCTCGGCCGCGTCCTTGCCCTCAGCGACGCGCACAACGATCGTGAAAGGCTTCGTCTGCGCACCAATGCCCGTCAACACCTTGCGAAGTGTGCCCGTGGTGCCGGCCTTGCCGAGCGCACCGACGACGTTCGTCAGTAGCACGGGCGTATCGAGCGGGAAGGTTTCGGCGTCAGCATCTTCGGCCGTGCAAACGAGGCCGAGGACTGCAGTCGAAACCGTGCGAATCGGGCGCGAACCCTGATTGATTTCGTAGGTACTTACGCCGTGGTGATATTGGTCCTGCGCCATATTGGTGACTCCAGATAGAGATAACAGTGAGGGAAAGGCGATCAGACGATCGCGGTCACGAATTCGGGGGCGGCCGGCAGAGTGACATTTGGCCAGCCGGGTGCATCTGACAGCTCGCGAAGCGCCTGGCGATATTTCAGGAGAGCGGCGAACTGGTCGGCGGTGAGTGTCGTGCCGTTGCCAATAATTTTTTCGTCCTGGTGCCGCGACACAAGCCAATCGGTCGCCGACATGGCTGCATCGCGACCGGCGCGCATGGTTGCAGCGACATCCGCGCGTGACGGCGGCAAGGGATCGAGCAACACGGCATTACCTGATTCGTTGACCGCGAGCCGCTTTCCGGCCTCCTGGCCGGCCAGCAGAAGACGCCATTGCTCGTCGGTTATTCTGGTGACAGCGACGCCTTCGGGGGCGGGGCTATCAACTGAATCGTAGAAGGCGACAATCGCGCCTTGCGTGTTATATGCAGCAAATTTTTGACCCATACTTTCCTCAGAAACCGAGTGCGATAAACCAGACCTGACCGTTATTCACGGCTGCGCCCGTCGGAGTCGCGAATACGTTCCCGTACAAGACGCTCTTTGTCGAAAGGCTTGACATTTGCGCAGCAACACCAAGCGCACTACCTGAAAGCAGGTAGTTGCAAGTGGCCAGAATCAATGCGTTCGGAAATGAAATCGGAAGAGTCAGTGCGGCAATGCCGGAAGCGTTGGAACCAGAACTACCCCACTGGATAATCAACCCGCTAGGTAGTTTCTGGTAGCCAGTGCCAGTCACCAACGAACCGAACGAAGCAGCGGAACCAAGTTGCGTAGATCCGCCAACAGCAATCCAGTTTGAAACCCCGTCGCTCATCAATATCAGCGTGTCACCTGCGCCAATCGACACGATCGGCGTAGACCCGCCATTTCCAATTGCAATTACGTCCGTCCCTTTGCGTACTACCGACGCGCCTGACACGATCGATTGGAAATGCAGTAGTGAACCGACAGCAACACTGCTGGCAGCGGGCAACGTTGCAGCGACAGCCGCAGAAAACGTATGAAAGCGCCCTGCCGCCGCCGTTGTCAGTGCTGTGACAGCATTGAGAATGGTTTGCCCACCATATGCAACGCCACGAGCATTGACCCATTCAGAAGTAGTCAACCTCGTGCTGTTGTCGAACTGCGCCGGCGTCGTCGATTTAGGCGTGCCGGAGAAGATCGGCGAGTCGAGCGCGGCTTTCAACGCAAGCGCGTTCGTCATCGTCGTTGCGAAATTCGGGTCATCGCCGATCGCGTCGGCCAGTTCCTTGAGCGTATCGAGCGCGGCCGGCGAGGAATTCACGAGCGCGGCAATTGCGGCCTGCATGGCGGTGAGCGTCGCATATTGCGGGTGCGGGTTCGCCGCGGCCGCGTGCGCTTCCTGCTGAGCCTTGAGATACACGGTGCGGTTGCCGAGCTGGCGAGCCTGCACGTTGTCGATTCCATCTGGACCGCCTTCGACCGGGTCCGATGTTTCGAGCTGGTAAATCCCGCCTTCCCATTGCGGGGTTTCTACTAGATTCGCCATTAGGTAGCGCTCCCTCTGTTGTATTGGCCGTTACGCGTTGCGGTGCCGTTGTGCCGGATCGGTGCGGCGCGATAGTCGAGTGATGCCAGCAGCGATCTCTGCGGTGCATACCGTTCGAGAACGGCTTTCAGGTTGTCCGCCTGGTCGCGGGTAATTGGTCGGGTGAGCTTGACGATGTATTGCGCCCACGCCGTAGGGTCGCCGTGGAGGTAATCGCCGTTACGGGTGGTCGAGCCGTCACGCCAGCGGATGCGCCGTCCTTCGACAAGCGTCACCTCACCAAAACCGAGCCGGCGGATAACCTCACGGATCGCCCAGGGCGTGCCGCGCTTCTGGTGCAGCGGGATCGCGGCCTTGATAAGCGCCCGGCGCGCGTCGTCGGACTCGGCCAGCTCCCAGCCATCGACGGAAACCTCGGCGGCCAGATAAGGCAGCAGCGCAGAGGGACACTTGTCCGGGTTCCAGTAATCGCGGATCAGGATCGGCATTTCGTCGACGACAGCCAGCGCGGTCGCCGTGCGCTTTTCCAGCGTCGTCGCATTGGGCGGCAGAAGCCTATTCATAGACGCCCCCCCATACGATCTCCACGCCTTCGCAGTACGAGGCCTGCGTCGGGCCTATGACCAGATCGCCGGCAGGTTCAAGCAGCTCGGTTTTCGATAGGCCCGCAGCCTGACAAACGCCCTTGATGGCTGATTCGGCGATACCCACACCAAGGCGGTGAGACGTGACGGTGTAAGCCAGCGTGTTCTTGTTAGCTTGCGCGATCAGCACGTCTGCGCCAACGGCCGAGCGCGTGTAACCCTTCGCACGGATGCGATACCGGACGATCTCGGCTGACTCCGCGGTGACCGTGTCATTCAGCGGGCGTTGATCTTCCGCACTCAATGCGGCTTCGACAATGTCGAGCAGATCACGGCCGGCCGTGCCGTCGCCCTGGCGTGACAGGATCGTCACGAGCACGTCGCCGGGAATCGGGCGTGAGCTTCTGGCGTCGAGAACGCGGGCATCAGCCGCGCGCGCCTTCGACACGTATGCGGCGCCGGGTCCGGCGACGCTAAAGCCTTGCGGTGCGAGCTGGATACGCTCGCGTAAGTCGTCGTCGCCTTCGTCAACTGCGGCGATGTTATTCGCCGGATCGGCCGGCGTGATAACGAGGCGTTTCAGGCCAAACAGGGCCGCACGCTGTTCGAGGTCATTACCCTTCGCAAACGCAAGCATGACGGCGCGGATCGCATCGTTGACGCGCTGACGCCAGACCAGTTCGCGATAGCTGTTTTCTTGCAGCAAGCGCGCGAGCGGTTCGGATTCAAGCTCAACCGTCGCAGCAATCTCGGCTTGCTGGTCGGCCGGCCACAGCGCGATCAGGCTCGCCTTTCGCGTCGAATAGATTGTTTCGAAGTCGAGTAGCTCCAGCGCGTCGGGAATCGGCAGGCTCGCGAGGTCGATCAGTGCGGACGTGGTCATGCGATGTTCCCAAGGTTGAGCGGGACGCGCGTGCGCACGGCTTCGGCGGATACAGTCGTAAATCCTTCGATATCAATAAACGTTTTGCCGTCCGTCTCCGATTCGTCGGTTACGAGCTGCACGCGCGTGAGCGTGATGCGCGGCTCCCACAACATCAGGGCCGTGGCGATCGCGGCATAGAGGCGCGTGCGCGTCGAGCCGTTGTTTGCTGCATCGACAAAGGAAAGAAGATCAGAGCCGAACGTGCGGCGCTTGATGCACGAGGCGAGCGGCGTCGAGGCGATCTTGCCCACGGACTGATACAAGTGATCCAGATCGGCGATCGCGCGGCCGGTGGTGGCGTTCATGCCCTTCATAGCGGTTCGCTCACTGGCTTGCCGTCACCCTCTTCCATGTGCGTGTGATGCGCCCCGCTCTTGCCGCCAGCGATCACGTCATCACTCACGGCGACAGTGCCCGCAATGATTGCAGCAGGCCCGCCGTTTGCGCCCGCCTTACCACTCATGCCACCTTCGAAAACGAACGCGCCTTTAACAAGCATGTTTCCCGTGACGGTCGTCTGCTTAGCATCGAGCATCACGTCGTCGGCCTGCACGGTCGCGGTTTGGGTCTGCACGTTGACTGCACCCGGTGCGACGATCAGCACCGTCGCACCGGCCGGCAGTTCGGCTTTGAGCGAGTGAGCTGCATGGTCGTACTCGACGGTCGCGCCATCCGGATAGGCACGCAAATGCTTGTCGGGGCTTGTGCTGGGTGCTGGCGCATCGTCTGAGAACAGGCCGCAGAGAACCACGCCCTGCGCCGGATCGCCCATCGGACAGAAAAGAACAACCTGTTCGCCTTCGGTCGGCGGGTTCCATTCGCGTGTCTTCCCGGCGCGCAGTGTGAAGAACGGCAGCCAGTTCGTTTGGAGGCCAACGCCCGCCGGATCGTCGGGGTCGCCGACCGACACGCGGCACATTGGCGGTTTGCTGGTGAGGTCAACTTTCATCACTGACCCCTTGCGGATCAGATTGATGATGAGTCGTCGGATTTCGTTAGCGTCCATGCCGACCATGTTGCCGGCCGCGCACGCGCGATGCGAGAAACGCGATTTGTTGCGCAGCTGGGTACAAAAATGGTCGGGATGCGCGGTTTCCGGGTTTCAGGAGACCGACATGCGGTGGGTCGCGTGCAACGTATGCTCGCTACGCGAGTACGCGTAACCATCTGATCGTGCGGTCACGCGCACCCAAAGAAACGACTAGGCGAACTGCTGTGACAAATGCTTCATCCTCCTAGTTCTCACTGTCGCTACTGCTACTACTGTCGCTACTGCTACTACTGTCGCTACCACTGCTGTCGCTACTACTGCCACCATCATCATCATCAATGATGATGGTAGCGTCTGGGTATGCCCTCTCCAGGTTCATCCGCAGGGTTTTTTCATCCATCATTGTCTCGACGGTGAACCTGTTGTTACCTTCGGCCCTGGGTGTGTTCGTGATACCGAGAGCGCGTTTTAGCGCTCCGCTAGTGATAGTAGCTCGTGATCGTCTTAGTTGAATTATGACTTCGTAGGTGTACATTTCAGGCTCCATTAGACGGTTGTGAGCGTCGCGACATGCGACACGCGACGCGGGCGCCGACATTCCGCAGTGCCAGTGCAGCGAGGCCCAGGATGGACAACGCTCAAGGGAACCGCGCAATACGGCGTAGACAGCGTACGCAGACAACGCGCTCACCAAAACTGGCCGGAAGGCACAGTCCCAGACATGGGACAGATGCCCTATGCCGGATGGAGGCAAGTAGCAAAGCGATGACTCATGCGTTGCGCGGCGGGAGCTATTTCGTGATGTGATTGAGCAACACGTCGCGTATTAACTCGCGATCCCCGGGAGTGAAGCCGAGAAGCGATCGGGCGGGGTAATGGTATTCGACGCCTTTCGGTGAGACGCGATCGCGTAACCCGAACTGGTGGACGCGCGCCACACGGGCAACGCGGCCGGCGAAGCCGACGGCGAGGCCCATCGCATCCGATTCGACTTTGAGATAGCGGGCCGTGCGCAGCTTCGCGAACATCGCGGCGCGTTTGAGGCGCCCTCTTTTCTCGCGCAGCTTGCCGCCCTTCCCTGTTCGCGGTTTGCGTGCAACGAACGGGCTTTCGTTGGGGTTGCGCTGCGCGCCGATGCGCGTTTGCTGGCTGCGCCGCAGCTCGCGCGCTATGTCACGCGTAACAGCGCTGCGGCCGGCCGGCGCGAGCTGCGCGAGCAGCCCGCCTGCCCACTTGTCGAGTGCGTGTAGATCGTTGTCCATCATCCAAGCCAGTGATCGGCCGCGTCATCGACGTGCCTGATCGTGCGCTTGCCGCTCGCGTCGGTCGATACGACGACGCTTTCAGTGAGCTGGAGTTTGATCGACAGATCGACCGTTTGATTGTTGAGGATATCGGCTTCGAAAGTAATGCCGGATTCGCGCTGGTCGGCATTCGTGACAAGGTCAGGCTGATTGGTGCACGCCCATTCGACGATAGCGATAAAGACGTGATCGGCGTCTCCGGCGAAGTCCAGCACCATCGCATGCGCGGTGTACCGGTATTCAAATGATGGCGTGCGGGTGCCTGTCGCTGCGACGTGGCCGGCGTCGATGAAAACCGTAAGGCGCTCGGGGTCGGTCGCGAGCGTCGGAATTGCGGCGACGAGCGCCGCGCGTAGGCTTGCCGGTTTAATCATGGTCAGCCGCCTGCGTCGCCTTCCGGTTCTGACAGTCGAACACCATATCCACCTTTGCCGCGCATGCCGCCCACGCGGCTTTGACCATGTGTAGCGCGTCGTCGAGCGCGCCGTTAGTGGTCGGGGCCATCGCCGGCAGCGTGCAGCGCGTCACCGCCTGGCATTCCTGCAAGATAATCGGCGGCGCCGGTGAGAGCGGGGCTTGTGTGCATGCGGACAACGTCAGCAGGCAAAGCACCAGCAGCCCAAGCGCGCAATTCTGCGTTTTCAATGTTGTATCTCCTGATTTCGTCACGAATGCCGGCGAGCTTGGCGTCGATGCTGTTGCCATCGGCATCGAGCTTGCGCTGCTGATTTGCCTTGTTGGTCGCATCGTCCTGCAGGTGCCTGATTGTCTGGTCACGGGCGGCCAGATCGTCTTTGGCACGTTTGGCCGTGTCCTGTGCGCCGGCCAGCTCCGCGTGCAGCTCGCGCACGTACTGCGCACCGGCGGCGATCGCCAGCAGCGCAACGACGCCGGCGAGGAATTTCGCGACGATTGGATTCATGCCGCCGCCCTGGTCGGCTCGGCGTACTTGAGATAAGCCTGTGCGAGCTTCGCGTCGTACAGGTGTCGGGCGTAATCCGGGCCGTTGTAGCCCTTGGCAAACGCCGCCCACTTCCTGCCCTTCAAAGCCGAAAGCAAGCCCGCATCGGCCGCCACATAGCGCACGAACGCGTCGAGCTGGTCGGCTTCGCTGTTTTCCATGCACGCGACGAAATCGTCGATGCTCGAATAGCCGAGCCGTTGCCAGTGATAGCCCATTACCTGGAACGCGCCCCAGCTCGCCGACTCATACGCGGCGCCGGCGTCGATCAGCTCGGCCGATGCCAGGCGCGTGTACTCGGCCGCTTTGCCGAGGTAGCCGCCGGCGGTCTGCGAAAGGATGTTCGGATACTTCGCCGCGATCGGCGCCGGATCGATGCCGCGCGCCTGTAGCTGTTTCCAGAATTTGTGGCGCTCGAACAGGATCGCCGGCCGGCCGTCGAGCAGAAAACCAGATCCACTTGATTCCACCTCATTGACGGCGCGCACGCATGCGAGCGGCACGCCGAGCTTGTCGGCCGCCGCGACGAGATCGGCCAGCGCGAGGTGTTTAGGGTCACGCCGGCCGGTCGCAAGCGCAGCCAGCGTCTTCGGGCCGGCGACGCCGTCGTCGATCAGGCCGGTTTTCTTCTGCAGCGAGATCACGGCGGATTCGGTCGCGCCGTCGTACAGGTGCGTGACTTCGAGCGGGTAGCCGGCGCGGATAAGGCGGCGTTGCAACAGGCCTACATCGTCGCCGTGGTCGCCAAAACGGTGCGTCTTCATGGTTCATTGCTCCAGAGCAGGCGCGCGACGTTGCCGCGCACACCAAACACAAACAGGGCCAGCAGTAGCGCCGAGCCCGTTTCGAAAATGCCGACAGATTTCGCGTGTAGAGCCAGCTCGATCGCCGAACCGCCCAGGACGACGACAAGCGCCCAGGCGATCCATGAAACATGGCGACGGTGACGCGCGCCCTGCCTGCGAAACGTCAGCACGCGCACGATTGCGGCGACGTAGGCCGCGAGAGCGATCAAGGCGATTGGAGCGAATTGGGATAACACGACGGCTTACCCTCCTTTCCTGAACATCGCGATCAGATCGAGCGTCTTGACCCGTTCAATCAGTTGCAGCGTCACGGTGATAACCAGTGCGGCCGCGAAGAACGCCGCCACGCCGCTTGACTTGATCGGTGTCGCGTTGACGATCTCAGGCGCGGCCAGATAGCCCATCACCAGCGAAATCAGCATGTAGGAGACGCGCTTTAACGCGCCGATATCCTTCGACGTGACGACGACGAGCGCGGCGCCCGTAAAAGCGCCAATCAGCGCGTTGCCGTCGATACCCGGCGCGAGGCTCGCGAGGCCGATCGCGGCCGACAGTGCGAGGGTGGTAGTGCTCGGTTCAGCCATGTCGGCTCCTAGGTTCGTGTGTATCAATCAGTCAAACAGTTGCAAGAGTGGCGTCGATGTATCGACACTCGCCAGCTCGGGAAGAAAAACAGGCGTGCCAATCGGCAGAAATACACCGTAATCGGCGAGGCCAGCGTTCGCCTCGAGTACCGCCTCAACCGTGCTATCGGTGCGGCCGTAGTGGCGCCAGCAAAGGGAATCGACGGTGTCGCCCTGTTGTGCAGTGACGATCATCAGATCAGCTCAATCGTGGAGCGCGGCATGCCGCGCATGTCGCTTAGTGCCCAGCGCACGTTACGGCGCGCATCGCATATGGTCGTTTCGAGGTCTTCGGCCTTCTGGCCACCCGACTTCGTCGAATCGAAATCGCGGTACCGCTCGGTTAGATCCGCGTGTGCGAGGTTGAACACCGCACGGCGATAGCGCGCGAGCTGCACACTTTCGCCACCGATGTTTGGCGCCGGTACAGAGGCCAGATTGGCATAACCGGCCGCGACCTGGCCGGCTTGCCATGAGCCCAGCTCCGCATTGATGCTGGCAATCGCATCGATCGTGGCGTCGCGCAAGCGCTCATGTGTCGCGGTGCCGTCGAGCCGCATCGAGGCGCGCAAGGCGTTCATGTCGATGTCGGGAAACCAGCCGTCGTTTGTGACGATCGCGGCATTGGCCGGCGAGCCAGGTGTCTGGGGCGTGGTCGGTTCGGCGGTCGCGAGAAAGCTACTCATGGGACATGGCTCAGAAAATGATGGCGGTGGGCCGGCGTCGGAAACGCGTTTCCGTCAGGTGTTGCGTTTCGTCAGCCGGCGCCGCCATGCCGGGGGGGCTCCTTACTTGCGGCCGGCTTTGGTGCCGGCCGCATCGCCCAGCTCGGTTTCGAGCCGGGCAATGTCCTGTTTCACGCCAGCGCGTTCGTCGAGCTGCAACGCGCGGCGTAGGTGATCGAGGGCCGCCGTCTGGTCGGTCTCCTGTAGCGCTTTACCAAGTGCCTTATGCAGCTTGGCGCGCACCTGGTCGTGCATGTCAGCCGACTCTGTCAGCGTCATCACTTCGGCGAGCTGGTCCGCGTCGAACGTGTCGCCGAGCTTTAACGCCGCCAGCGCAGCCTGTGCGAATTCTTCAGCGATCGCGGTCGCGAGCGGCCGGTCGTACTGGTCGGGCAGTGTCATGCGGTGCGCGAGCGCGTATCGGGCGATATCGAGCGCGCCGGCGAAGTCGCCCGCATCGACGCGCCAGATCATCACGGTCGTAAGAACATCGTCCTGTGCGCCCCGCCCGCCGCTCAGTGCGCCCGCGACATAGTCAACGTACTCGGGCAGCAGCTCGGCGCGCTTCACGTCGATCTTGCGTTCGATCGACTGGATCGCTTTCAGGCGCCGGCGATCGGTCGCCAGCTTCGCAAGCATCAGCTCGTATGCGCTCGCGCCGGCGAGGGACCCGCCAGGCGCGGCCGAGGCCGCCGCCAGTTCGGCCGAGACGCGTTCGTAATGGCGTTGGGCGGGGCTTTTCATCATGCAGCCTTCGGCAGAAGTTCGATGTTTTCAGCCATCGCACCGCAGCCGAAGTCTTCGACCACATACGCATCGTTGCTCGACTCGTAGTTCTCAATCCGGTCGCGCTTCGAGTTATCGACGATGTTGCGCCGGCGCCCGCCGTCCTGCGTGTAGATCGACAGGTTGTCGAAGCGCGTAATCAGCAAGGCATGAGGCGGGAAGAACGGCACGCTAACGGCCGGCAGGCCGCCAATGCGTTTCTGGCTCACGACCACGTCCGCGGCGAGGGTTTCGGTCGGTGCCTGCGTCGTGTTGATGATCGGGAAATACTTGTCGTGCATCAGGCCACGACCGCAGAAAACAAACAGGCCGGTATCGTCCTGGTGCCACGGGTCGACCATGCTCGCGAGAATGTCGAAAACCAGTGCATCGAGGTTTTCGTAATCGCCGCCCTTGCCTACCTGCACCTTGCCGGCCGCTTTCGTGCCTTCGTGCAGAACTCGCGCTGCGGCTTCGTCACGATATTTCTGCAACCAGCCCTTATTGACGTCCTGCAACAGCGGGTTTTTCGTGCGGTCGGACGTTGCCGCGCGCGACGTGCCATTGAAGCCGATCGCGATGCGGTCGAGCGCCTGACGCTTCACGATCGCATCACGCAATTTCGCCTGGAAGTCGGCGAACTTCGCCCACGCGTCGAGCTTCGCATACGTGATGTGCGAATCGAAGTTCGTTTGCGTGCAGATGTAACCCTTGGCATCGAGGTCGCTAACGTCAGTCGTTTCGCGATCCTGTTTGGTGGTGTCGGTCGTGCCTGCGATCGGCGAGCCGATACCGAGGCCGAGTTTTTCGCCTTGCTGTTCGGTCACGCCGATCATGTTGACGCGTTTCAGAAAATCACTCGACTCCTGAATACGGGTCTCGAGCTTTTGCTGCACGCTTGGCGCGACAGCAAATTTCAGCGTGGCATCCTGCACGCCGTTCAGTTGTGCGATCGCTTCCACATACTTATTGAAAGCAATCCGGGTTTCATTGCGCATTTAAAGGTTCTCCGGGATCGGTGAGGGGGACGAATGCGGGTTAGCAGTCGGTGACAACGGCAGCGGGGGCGCCGGTTGCCGGCGGCCTTGCCTGCGTGCCGTTGGTCGTCGAAAGCTGCGTGTGCAGTTCGTCGAATGCCTTGCGGTCGGCTTCGCGCAGATCGGACAGATCTTTGACGGTCTTCGAGAGGGCGGCCACGGCGTCAGCCTGTTGCTTGCCGTGCGTTGCGAGCGCTTCGACGGCCTGCCCTACGTCAGCGAATCGCGTTTCGTCGCTCGCGTCTTTCTTCCTCGACATGCCGAGCAGTTCAGCGACGCGGGAGAACAGCGCGCCGATGCTGGGCGTCGTGGCCGATTCATCCAGCTCGATCGTCGCCAGCTCGGCGGCCGTGAAAAGGTTGCTTGGCGACAGCTTGCGACTTGCGAACGGCGAGGCCGCCGGGTTCTGAGCTGCGAAAGAAAGAATCTGCGTGCCGAGGCTTGCCGGACTGTCGGTCACGGCGAGGCCGACCAGGTACGCTTGATTCGTGTCGGCGAATGACGGATCGATTTCGCACGACGTGTAGATCTTCTGCTTGACTTTCGTCAGTGCGACGAGGTCGGTCGTCGGGGCGATCTGAGCGTACAGGCCGAGCTTTCCAGCAAGCGGCCCAGTTTCGTCGCGGGTTTCCAGTGCGATCACGTCGCCGTACGCCTTGAACGGACTATCCGGGATGATGCCGCGGTAGTGTTCGAGGTTCAGCCGTGCGCCGTACACGTCCGGGTTGTAGTTCTTCGCCATCTGCATCAGCGATGCGCGATCGATGCTCCGGCCATCGCTTGTCGCACCTTCGACAGCGATGCGGAAAAACTTGGTTGTCGCATGCTTGACCGACCCGCCGGCGCTAGCCGTAGCAACAGAGCCGATAGCGAGCGCGCCGGCGCCGAGGTGGCCGCCGATGAAATCGGAATGGTTGAGAACGCTACTCACGGCGAGCGTCGCCGCGTGCGCGTCCATCGTGAAAGCGAACGCGATCGCCGCAACGGCGAACGACATTAGCGACAGCTTGCGGAATTGCATTTGTTAGGTCTCCAGCGGGTTTAGAGGTTGGTTAAGCGAGAGTCCATATCTTGCGTTTGCGCGCGCCGCAGCTCAACGGTTCGCACATGTTCCCGATATGGGTACAGACGCCCAGGGATGCTTGCGCGCGCGCGTCGCGAGAAACTTGGGGCCATGCCAGAAACCGCTGAAATTGCCCCCGTACTTGAATCGAATGCCGACCCACGCCGTATAGCTCGCGCGCTCTACTGGCAGGGTTGGCGCGTCACGTCGATCGCGCGTCATCTGGAAATCAAGCGCGCGACAGTCGAGGCGTGGAAACAGCGCGATGAATGGGATAAGGCGACGCCGATCGAGCGCATCGAGTCGTCGTTAGAAACGCGGCTCGCCGTGTTGATTGCCAAGCCGGAAAAAGACGGCCGCGACTTCAAGGAGGTCGATTTGCTCATGCGCCAGGTTGAGCGCATGGCACGTGTCCACAAGTACGGCGAGACCGGCCGTGAGAGCGATCTGAATCCCGCGATCGAAGCGCGCAACACGGCGCCGCGCAAGGCCAAGGCAGTACGCAACGAATTCAGCGACGAGCAGCGCGACAGGATCGTCGAGGCCTTCCGCGATTCGCTGTTCGATTACCAGAAGGTCTGGTATCGCCAGCGTGATCAGCGCACGCGCAATATCCTGAAATCGCGGCAGATTGGCGCGACATGGTATTTCGCCCGTGAGGCGTTGATTGACGCGCTGGAGACAGGCCGGAATCAGATTTTCCTATCGGCCAGCAAGGCACAGGCGCATGTGTTCCGGCAGTACATGTGCCAGTTCGCGCGCGAGGCCGCAGACGTTGACCTGTCCGGTGAGCCGATCCTGTTGCCGAACGAGGCAATGCTTTACTTTCTCGGCACGAATGCCCGCACCGCGCAGAGCTATCACGGCAACTTCTATTTCGACGAGTATTTCTGGGTCGGTGGTTTTCGCAAGCTGAACAAGGTTGCATCGGGCATGGCGATGCATAGCAAGTGGAGAAAAACCTATTTCTCCACGCCATCGAGCATGCAGCACGAGGCCTATTCATTCTGGACCGGCGACCATTTCAACCGCGGCCGCGCCAAGGCCGATCATCTGCACCTGGACGTAACACACAAGGCGCTTGTACGCGGCCGGCTTTGCGAGGATCGCCAGTGGCGCCAGATCGTGACGGTTGAAGACGCGGTGGCCGGCGGTTGCAATCTGTTCGATCTCGCCGAGCTGGGGCTTGAATACAGCCCCGAGGAATATCTCAACCTGTTGATGTGTCACTTCATTGATGACACGGCGTCGATTTTCCCGCTCGCCGACTTGCAGCGCTGCATGGTGGATTCATGGGAGCTTTGGGAAGACTTCAAGCCCCTGGCGCCGCGTCCTTTCGCTTATCGCCCTGTCTGGGTCGGCTATGACCCTGCCCTATCCGGCGACTCGGCCGGCCTGATTGTAGTGGCGCCGCCGGCTGTGCCCGGTGGCAAGTTTCGCGTGCTGCACAAGGAGCAATGGCGCGGCATGGACTTCGAAGCCCAGGCCGATGCGATCAGGCGCATCACTCAGGATTTCAACGTCGAATATATGGCGATCGACACGACCGGCATCGGCCAGGGCGTGTACCAGATCGTCCGCCAGTTCTACCCGAACGCGGTCGCGCTCAACTACTCGCCAGAGGTGAAGGGGCGGCTCGTACTCAAAGGCCTGTCGGTGATCGGTAAGGGCCGACTCGAATTCGATGCGGGATGGACGGACCTGGCGCAATCCTTCATGGCTATCCGAAAAACCATGACCGCGAGCGGAAAGCATGTCACCTATGAAGCGAGCCGCAGCGAGGAAACCGGGCACGCGGACCTTGCATGGGCCTGCCTGCACGCGCTCGGCAATGAACCGCTAGAGGGCATTACCGCCAACAACACTGGCTTTATGGAGTTTTCAAATTGAGCAAGCGCAGACACAACCATACGCACGCCGCAGCGCCGGCGCCGGCCGCAGCACCGCCAGCGCGGGCCGAGGCTTTCACATTCAGCGACCCGATGCCCGTTATGGATCGGGCCGAGATCCTGGATTACGTCGAGAGCTGGTCGGCCGGCGAATGGTTTGAGCCGCCGGTGTCGTTCGCAGGTCTCGCGAAGTCATTTCGCGCCGGCGTGCATCACAGCTCGGCGATTTACTTCAAGCGCAATGTGCTGTCGTCCACGTTCATCCCCCACAAGTTGCTCACGCGCGAGGAATTCGACAAGTGGGCGCTTGATTTCCTGGTGTTCGGCAATGGCCCGATCGAGAGGCAAAAGAACCGGCTAGGCGGCACGCTCGCGCTCAAGCGTGCACCGGCGAAGTACATGCGCCGCGCGACCGATTTGCAGCGCTTCTTTCAGGTCAACAGCATTCAGGAAAGGCACGAATTCGAACCGGGCGTGATCTTTAACTTGATGGAACCGGATATCAATCAGGAAGTTTATGGCCTACCAGAATACCTAGGTGCGCTGCACGCGGCATGGCTGAATGAGTCGGCAACGCTGTTTCGTCGCCGCTACTATGAAAACGGATCGCACGCCGGGTTCATCCTGTACATGACGGACGCAGCGCAGAAACAGGAGGACGTCGATGCGTTGCGCGAGGCGTTGAAAAACAGCAAAGGGCCGGGGAATTTCCGCAACCTGTTCATGTACGCGCCGAACGGCAAAAAGGAAGGGATTCAGCTAATCCCGGTGTCCGAGGTCACGGCGAAAGACGAGTTTTTTAACATCAAGAACGTGACGCGCGATGACCTGCTCGCCGCGCATCGTGTCCCGCCGCAGCTTATCGGCGTGGTGCCGAGCAATACGGGCGGATTCGGCGCCGCGGACACGGCGGCTGAGGTATTCGGTGCGAACGAAATCGAACCGCTTCAGCGCCGGTTTACGCAGATCAATGAGTGGATCGGTGACGAGGTTGTGCGGTTCAATCCTTACAGTATCAAGCGCGCAGCCGCTGCAGCTTGAGCATCATCCTGCCGGCCGCGACAGGCTGCGTCCGACCCTAAGCAGCCTTATGCTTGTTTCGGAACCGGACGCAGGGAGATAGTCCATTCAAAGGCGTACTACTTCGCGACTACTCCTGCGCTATTAGCCGCCCGATTGAGGAGCCACCACGGCCTGTCCCGGAGCCAACTTGAAGTTGCAATCCTCTGTGGCGAGATCTACCGACGTTTGTGGCAGAGTTCGCGCCCCGCGTAGACGACCGAAAACAGACCGATGAGCATGGCCGCTACCGCCAACGATTCATCCTGCCGTCCTGGGGGGATCGACGACGACGCATAAAACCATAGGCCCATTCCGATTGCCGTCATGAACACACCAAAGACAACCCCCCACACCGGCCCCGCCGTATCGGGGCTTCCTAATCTGTGAGACATTTTCATCGCTATACTCCCCGTCCCGCACCGACATTTCCCGATTGCCGCAGCCTGCGAGTTCCGCATTGGCACAGTCTGAAGGTAGCGTACGTAGCCAAAAAGACGCCATCAACAAGCTAAATTATCATCAAGTCTATTTAGTGTCTTGCGATCAAACGGACAGACACCCATGAAAGAGAGGGCAGCTGCCGTACGTGAGCGCGTCAATGGTTCGATCATCGATTTTTGAATGCAAAAACAATAACCAGGACAGCGACAAGTACCGCAAGCCATTTCAGGCTGACGACGAGCGTGCTCAACCTCTCGACAAGAGCGTTCATTGAGGTTGCGTCACCAGCGTTTGTTTGCTGTTGATCCTCGCGTGAACTGTCGCGTTGACCGGGCGCATCGAAGCTGATTTTTCCGAAGTCGAGAGCGAGATGAACAACAAATCCGCTCGCAATTTCCGGCGATTCCATAGCACTGCCTTCCTTGCCCGGCCTGAGGAACAGGTACGAATCCCCAAGGGAATCAGGAAACACCTGCCCCGACATATAAATGTTCTTCAGACACAGGCCGACCTTGACCGCAGAAAGCCGGCCAGCCTCAACCCCCTGTATCAGCGCCTTCATGCTGCTTTCCGGCACATGGCAAGACGCCCACCACTGATCTGGTTCCTGCATCTCCCGGTCCGTTGGGTTGTAGCCAAGCCTTGCTGTGCCCAACGGGATGTCCGAAAAAGTCGTACCGAGTTCGTCCTGCCATTCACGCAGGCCCTGCCGGTCTGCCGCGCGGATTTCTCTGCCCGTGAACGAGATTTGGACCTTGCGGGTGCTGTTCCCGTGTTCGCCAATAATTGACAGGCGAACGTCATCAAAGAAAGCGGTCCCACGGATACAGGTAGTAAGGGTGGATCGCGTTTCTCCCTCGGCAGGTTCCAGTTGCTGAACAATCTGGAGATCCTGCAAGGTGAGCCAGAGGGAGCTTGCGGGGTAATACTTCTTTGCGTTGCCATCAGGGCCGACGTGTTCTAGCGAGTGGCCACTGCCCTGCTGCACATCGATTCGTCCGGTCTCCTCGCGATAGATCATGCTGACTTTCTTATCGAAGCGCGGATGCGTCGCCGGGTCGATCTGCCCGGCCCTGGTAGACGTCCGGTAGGCCCCGGCTGCGCCATTCAGGCTGTCCAGAATATCGGCATGCGGGCGTGCCTCAGCAATGAGCTTGCGCTCGCAATCTGCCGGTGCTGCATGGGTGTCCGATAGCATCTCGCCGAAGCGAGCGACGAGGCGATCGACGAACCGAAGTGCCTTGGGTGCGGTCTCCGACGCCCCGGCTGGAATCCGGTTGGAGGTGGAGTCGAGCAAAGGCGGCAGCTGCGGATCTGCGACTGCCACGGGCGAAGGCAGTAATCGGTTCAACAGGCTCGCATAAAGCGGAAGCATCGGCAGGAATACGCAGGCGAGAGCCACGTTGAAAAACGTATGAAAATCCGCAACCACTCGCGCATTGTCCGGTTCCATAGTGACCATGAAGCGCCCGATTGGTCCGAGTGCTGCAAGTGCCAAAGCAACGCCGACTATCCTTGTGAGCAGGTTCCCGACCGGGAGCCGCTTCAAGACGGGATCGTATGGCGCCGTCGCTGCCAGTACGGGGTTGATTGCGGTGCCGAGATTCGCGCCCATCACCAGTGCAAAAGCCGTATTGGGCGGGACGACGTTCCGCGCGCAAAGCGAGGTGATGAGCAAGACCGCCGCGACGTTCGAATCTGCGGCCCATGTCAAACCCGCAGCCAGCAGAACATCGACGACCGGTACGGTGGATGCAGCGCCCAGCAGCATGCGAAGGCTTGGGGCATCCTCGTAATCGGTCATCAACTCGAGCAGATGATGTAGCGCGAGCAGCATCAGGCCCAAGCCAATGAACATGCGTCCCAGGTCGTGTGCACGCGTGTTCGATACCTTGCGGAACATCAGCGCGCCTACAAGGATCAGGGCCGGAGAAACGGCGGCCGCGACGTCGAGCGACAGCACCTGCACGATAAACGTTGCGCCGACGTTTGCGCCCAGCATGACGGCAAGCGCGGGCACCAGCCCGACGAGTCCCTCCGCAGCGAAGCTCTCAACCATGAGTCCGGTAGTCGCGCTGCTTTGCAATGCCGCCGTCGCGCCCATTCCGGCCAGGAATGCCCGGAACCGCCCGCCCAGAGACCGGGCGAGAAGGGAGCGAAGACCGGCGCCAAATGCCCGATGCATGCCAGTTTGGACCATCTGCGTGCCCAGCAGCAGCAAAGCAACGGAGCCAGCAAGATCGATTAGCGTGAACGTCGTTATCATGATTCGGACTCCTGGCGTCCAACCGTTCGCCCACGAGACTTCGGCACGTCCCTGCCCCTTGGTCGGCTGAGCGTCACAGTAAATCGACACTCGTGGCTCGAACCCGGTTTGAGCATGACCGGCACTCGCCTACCCCGTGCGCGGCCCCATGGAGAGTTGCATCAGTAAAAGGTGCCCGACCGCGAGGTGAGTCAGTTTAGCGCGATACCGTGCCGACTGTTAGAGTGGAAAACAACAGTTAATCCCGGATTACGGCGCTCGATACCGCTATGCCTGCTGGTACGGCACCGATGAGATCCGGGTGCGGCATTTCCGACAGGATTTACAATGCCGGGTAAAGGTCGCCGGCGTGGCTTGCATTACCGCCGGTTTCGACCGATGGTAAAGAGATCAGCTATGCAGGGAAAGGATGAAAGTCAGAGCGACCGTGGTATGCGTGCGGGAAAACCGGATTCTGCTGGTTGCCAGAGAACGATCAAGATGGGCGTTACCAGGCGGGAGAATCCGTCGGGATGAAACGCCCCAGGAAGCCGCGCTACGTGAACTGTCGGAAGAAACAACGCTTGCGGCTATCGAGTTGACATACCTCTTCCAATTTACCGGTTTCAATACCTTACACCACGTCTTTTTCGCCGACGTCGCGCATCATGCAAGCGCAGAGCCCAGCAACGAGATCGCGAAGTGCAGGTGGTTCACCCCGGTCAAGATAGCGACGCTTTCCGCCAGCATTCCGACCCGTGGAATCGTAGAGCTTTTCTTCCGGTATATCCGCACGCTGGAATCGGACGACGTCCAGCGGATTTCGCAGCAGGTGGAACGGGTGAGCCTATGAACCGCACTTATCACCATCACGGATTCGATGTCGAGGTCGCCGTAGAGACTGCCTCCAGTTGGCAGGCCGGACGCAGTGCGGGCTATGTCGCGGTCGTGAGAATCTGCAAGGCCGGTGCCGCTCTTGCTGTTTTCTCCCCGTTGCGTTTTGGCGAATCTCAAGGCAAGCCATTTTTCAGCGAAGCTGATGCGCTCATGGGAGGCTATAGCGCGGGACAACGTATCGTCGATGATTTGTTCAGTTCATGACACGCGTCCACGCCGTCCCGCAAACATAGCCTTTCATCTAAGGATGATTCAACGACGAGTGACTGCGGTGGGGCCGATGACCCGCCATTTGTCGGTGCTCCGCGATTGTCTCTTGTTGGCCGAACTCAGCCCGATGATGACTGGCGCAGAACGACCGACCCACAACGGTCCCTCGCTTCTGTCGACAACGAACATTCAGCGCACTGGGGTATGCCGCTTCAGCTCATAGTATCCTCCGCACGCCCGCGGTGCGCGACCAATGGTCCCGGCGCGTTTTCCCAGACCGTGACGGGCTGATCGCGATCCGGCGGGGGGCGGGCCCAATGTGGCCGCTGGTTGATTGTACGGGCCTTGGGTGGTCCCGGCGGCTTCAGGATCGCAGTCCCCCTCCCCGCCTGCCCTCCTCTTTGGGCGCTAGTTTTGATGCAATATGCCGCCAGCCGCCGTAACGCCTGTCTGCGCTGGATTCGCAACCGTTTCAGAGCCAGCCGAATGATGCATTTTGATGCGCGTAACCGATCTTCCACGCACTTCGCCACATGCCAATCTCGTGGCCATTTGGCCAGTTTCCGTCGCTCGCACTCAGGTTAAGATGGCCGTTCAAATGCCCGCATCTAAAGACAGCAACGAACGTTCGCCTATCCGACCTATTGAAAACCTCTAATGGCCGCTCCCATATGACCCCACAAGAAGATCCGTCAATACCGGACGACCTCAATTCTGTTGTCGAGGAAGCTGTTGAAGATATCGACGCCACGAGAAGCGACTACGTCACCGCATTGAATGAATTTGACTCGGCCATCTGCGAAGCGGTCGCGGTAAGCCAAGCGGCGTCGGGACGATTTGTCGAGGCTCACAAAGGCCATGCGACGAAGTTGTTCACGCGTCTTTGCGCGCACGGGATCGCGTTGATTCGAGCGGTTCCGCTTACGCGGTGGGTGAAATCCGACCACTGGAGTTGGGATTTTTCTTGTGCGGCACCGCATGTACGAGCGATTTTGGAAGGGTATCAACTTTTCTCCTACATCATCGAAACCCCTGAGTCAACCGAAGAGTGGTCCGCTAAGATCAACATCATGCACCTTAACGACTGCATGAGGCGCATCAAGCTGTTTACAGGCTTAGAAAGCCGAGATCAGGTTGCATCCTTAAGCGTGCAGGCGGACGAACTTCGTGAGCGCCTCCTTAAGAACGATTTCTTCCTGTCCATGCCAGAGCCAAAGCGAAAGCGGTTTCTCGCTGGTGAGTATCTAATGATCGATTCGCGGGATGAAAGACTGAATAAGCTTGGTATAGCACCGAAGACTTTTAGCGTTCTTTGGGACTTGCTTTCACAGAACACGCATATCCTGCCTTTATCGTTCTATCGTCTGGAGCCAAATGGCCGAGGAACTGGCTTGGAGAACGTCAGCGACAGAAATTACCTGACTCGCTTTTTGACCATCGCAGCCGAGACGATGGAAGAAGCAACGAATTTGATGGTTGGGGCGTTTCCCGACACAACAGACGTGCGCAAGGGCGTTAAATCCGGATTTTCACCTGGACCGCGCTCAAATGAGTTAGCGAAGCACGGTGCCCAACGCAAGAAAGATCGGTAGACCGCTTGTCCGCCGCAGGCGATAGCAACAGACCGATTTTGAGGATTCTTCGACGCGATTGCCGAAATGTTGTTGGATTGTGCCGACTGCATCGGGCCGCAGTCAGCCAATTCCGATCATTCTTCATTGGTCCCGCGACTGGATTGCATCTGTTGTGCGAGCTGTTTGCGGAGAGCTGCGGCCTTTGCCTGGGAGCATCCAAGGTGCTTCCGAATCTCAGTGACGGTGCCGCGTAGCGTTCCGTTGCTTACTGCGGTCAACACTCGAGTAAGTTCATTCGCCTGCTCGACAGCCGGTGAGTCGGCAGTATTCCGACGTCCGGTCGCACCATTACCCGCATGCGGGACCAACGTACTAGTGCGCGTGACTCGCGTGACTGATAGTCCGTCACGGATTCCCCGTGCGGTCGTGACTGTGGTGTCGGTCGTGTCGGCAGGCCATAGCGCGAGCAACCAACAAAAGCATGCGACTCCCTCAACGACAAAGGCGAAGGCCATACCTGCTACGAGATCGACGCGACCCGCCGCGACGCCAAAGCCGGTCAACAATCCTGCAAGCGGATCAGTTTTCGCCGCTGCACGCTCGGTGTCCGCGCGGTCGAACGCCAATTGGCGACGCATCACGTCGGCCGACTCGGCGTCGAGGGCGACGAGTTGCGCACTAAGAGTGGTGCGTTCGATGCGAACCCCTGCACACCGGTCACCGCATTTACGTTCAATCACGCGGGCCAGCCGCGCTACGACGCCGGCACGGTCTCTAGCGATTTCAGCCAGATTGCGGCCGGGAACGGAGACTACCGGGACGACCGCCGCGCGGACGTCGCCGGCGTGTTTCTGGGCCATGACGAAAAACACCGCGTGGCCGTAGCAGGTTGCCGTCACGCAGCCAATCCACAACGCTATGCCGAGCGCTCGAATCCGCCAGCCATGCGGACGGCACAATGCAGGGAGCAGATGCGCGGCGACGACCAGCACGACACCCACACAGACTAAAAGCACACGCTCCGCAAATAAGCCGCCTCGCTGCCACCCCGCCAGTATCGACAGACAGGCAGCGGCTATGGTTGCTGCGAGCGCGAGTAACGTTGGCGGTACTCTCATTGGCATAGTCATCCCGTTTCGCTCCCCCGGAGCTGGTTAAAGATCAAACTGCAATTCGGTGTTGCTTCGCCTCTGCCGTTTGGGTATAGGCAGTTCGGGCGGGAACATTTCAAGTTTCGTGCGATACGTGTGACCGCATGTCACGTCATCGCACTGAAAGTCAATTTCCCAATTCGTCTCTGATTTCTTTTCCATTGCGCGCGCGATACCGCGAGCGTTGCAATGTGGACAAGCGATTGTGAATCTCACGGCCGGCTCTCCCGATGCATCGTAGTGCGCGCGTTCACCGCGCCGCGCAGCATCGGTGACGGCCGCACTTCGAGCGATACGCCTTCACGCGGCCGAGACGACGCCGACAGTGAGAACAGGATTTCAAACCCCGCCGGGGTGCGATAGCCGCAGTCCTCGCAAACGAAGTACATGCGCCGCAGCGTTGTAGACAGACCTTCGGTATGGCGTGCGTCAATTTCGCCACCGCAGCACGGGCAATCGATCTTCATTTGTGTCATGGGAATTCCTCGCTCTACAGGTTCCATTGCCCCCATTTCGCGCCGTCCCCTTCCCCACAGACGCTGATTTCGTTGCCGCGGTCCATCTGCGCAAACGGATCGGCCACCCCTGGCCGAGTGCTGCGCGTACAGTTATTGACACAAGTCCGAGTGCTCGCGGCTTCGCCGCTGCGCTCAACCTTCCGCCACTCATAGCGAGTAGCCGGAACAAAAATCTCTGTTTCTTTCGAGTACGCACACATACCGTCCACGATGTAGGCAACACCCGTTGCCGCAACGCCGTGCGGTACTTTGACCGGCGCAATTCCGTAGCGACCTTCCCTGTGCTGCGTGGTGCGCTTCACATAAATCAGCCGTTCTTCGCCCGCAACGCCGCCCATGGCGCGTGCGTATTGCGCCCAATCCGCTTTATGGGTTTCCGTCTTCTGAGCGGCATGCCAAGCCGCCACAATTGCGGGAGATTCTTCAGCGGTCGGCAGGTCTTCAGCCTTCACACGCCGCAGCTCACGCCATACGCCAACAGGCGCACCGCCGAACTGCTGAAATTGGCGAATGCCCCACAGCGCGGCCCAAGCTTCCACGCGTTGCGATGGTGTAATTTCGTCTTCGCCCCACATATCCGCCTGGACGATGTAGCCCTCTTGCGTCTTGTGGTCGCCGACCGCATGACCGTCGATGTTCTTGGCGATGTACTTCGCGATGTAGCCAACTGCTGAACCTTTGGCGCTGTCGATTCGCTCAAACTTCACACGCCGTTCCTGCGCCCCGGCCTCGCTGCCCGAATCGCGCAGGCCGTGGGCGCGCATCACAGCGCAAACGCGGTCTACATCGTTCGAGAAAATCAGGCCGTGCCAATGCGGGGTAGCATCGTGGTGCGGCTCTGCCACGCGCATGCCGAAATAGGTCACGCCCTCGCGCTTGAGCTGCGCACGAATCCGCGCCCACACCTTTCGCAAATACACCTGTCCATCGCGTGCCGAGGCGCCGCTGTATTTTTTGTTCGGAATGAACCGGGTGCCGTTGCCCAATTGCCGGATGGCATGAAAACGGCTCGGGCAAGTGAGCGTGAACATCACGCCTTCAAAGTGGGCCGCGACTGCGAGATCTTCACAGCCGCGTAGGCGCGTCATCAGCTCGCCGCGCTTGAGTGCCTTGTTGGAAATGCTCTTTGCTGCCAGCTCGGCGAGCGTGAAACGGTGGCCGAGTTCGTTTTCCAGCGTGACAGCTTCGAGCGTGGCCGCGTTGCGTCGGTTCTGCGCAATGCGCCGGCGCACGGCTTCATCGCTCGCGTACGGCTCTGCCTTGTAGTGAACGTAATGCAGGCGGATATTCGAGTGTTCCAGCGAACGGATATGCAGGCGCCTCAGTTGGCGCCGCCACCACAGTTCGCACTTCACACGCAGCACCTGTTGCGCCGGTTCATCGAATGCCGGCATTGGCACACCATATGCGGCGCATGTGCGGGCCGCGACTACGAGCGCCTGACTGGCGTCGAGTCCGAGCGCACGAAGAACAAAATCGTTGGCGAGCGTGCGCGCCTTCATGCAGATTTCGTAATCGGATGCATCGGGGCGCACTGGCATGGAATCAGGCGCGTGTTCGCCCACAAACGCGGCCATGGTGCGCGCGGCGGCATTCATGTCGAAAAGATTCGGCGCACCGCTCTTGCGAGCGCTCTCTCGACCGGCACCCTCGGCCGTGCGATATGCTCGGCGATACCATTTATATGGGAGGCGCTTACGTGCCTTCTGCACATCGGGCAGCTTCGGCAGTTCAGTCGCAACGGCGTTGGCGTAGATCCACATCGCTTACTTGCCGCGCGCTCAGGCAGGTTTGCCGTTCAGCCACGCCACCCGGCGGGCCGCTTCTTGTGGTGAACCGTGATCGGATTCCGGCCGCCACTCGCCGGACGGGTCATAGAAACCCACGGTGTAATTGACCCGGGTAAATCCGTCGTCGCCTTGGACTCGCTCTGATTCGATATAGACGTACATTCCCTGTTCCCTCGCCTATCAGCTACAAACGTAGGGCCGCGCCGAGGCGGCTTCTTGGTCTTGCGTCTCTCCATGCACACCACACCACGCGAGGATTGCAATGACCGAAATCAGCCAGATTGCCCACAAGGGCATTGGCTTATCGAGGTTCCGTTTCTTCATGAAATTTCCTACCGAATGACCCGGCGGCGCCGTGCCAGTTTGTTTAGGAGGGGCCGCAATTCATCCAGCGCACGGGCCGCAGCCCTGTCCGCATGCGCGGTACGCGGCGGGGCATAAACGACGAACGGGGGTACCAGCACCCCCGCCCCGACCCCAAACGCCGCGAGGTCTTCGATCAACTCTCCGCGGCTGGGTCTTTTCTCATTAGGAGCGATTTCTGGATTCACTCGCCCCCTTGCGTCTCATGCAGCGCGGCGCCAAGCGCCTCGTCACGCGTCAGTAGGTATGACGAACTGAGCGGCGCGGTTTCCTCGTACCAGTGGATCTGACGTCGCCCTACCGTGAAGTAACCGCCGCGCGCGTGCCGTTCAAAATACGGACCACACTCAATGACACCCGGCGCCACCGTTCGCGGCTGCGCCTGCTCGATATCAACGTCCGTCATGCGACACCCACGGCAGTCAGATGCGTGCGCCCTTGTTGGCGTGCATGCATCACGAACATGCTTGCAGAGCGCGCCCGGTAGCGTGCACGCTGCACCTCATTGTGTGCATTCAACTCGCGGCGAATCGCATCGGATTCGTCGCCGATCACGTTAGTAGTCCGATTCATATGCATCATGAAATCTCCACTGCGATATCGATTCGTTTTAGTTATTCGACCGTGGCGTTCGTGCCGGTCGTCGTCATGTCGCCGTCCGTGCAGAACACGTCGCGCGTCTTAGTCTGCTTCTGGACTAAAACGATAATTTCATCCACAAATGACCAGCGAACCGGAGGCTCGAGCGGTGAATGTGTAAGCGTTTGTTGCAGCGAAATGTGCATTTGATCTCCCCTTGTTCAACCCCTTGAACGATGTATTGCGTGAAAGTCGCCCGGCGGCTAGGTAGCTATTCCAGCACCGGCGGGGTTGGGAACCGGTTGCCGGGGCGACGGGTGGACTATAGTTCGACCTGGTCGAACATGTCAACTAAGGTCGAACGTTTGGTTACGTCGTACGTTGCCACCCGTCGAGCGTTCGGATAGTCTTGACGCCGGGTTGAATTAACAGGGGTTGTCAATGAAAACTACGATTGAATGGCTTGACGCCGTCAAAACGGCTCTGGAGTTGCCTTCTGACTATGCCGCCGCTAAGGCGCTGGGCGTCACGCGCTCGACCGTCAGCGCCTACCGTAACGGCAAGTCCACTTTCGACGAAGACACCTGCTTCCGGGTTGCCGAGATTCTGGACGTAAGGGCTTTTGAAGTCGTCGCGGCCACGCACGCGGAACGAGCCCGAGACGATCGTCACCGAGCATTTTGGATGGACGCCTTGGAAAATTTTTCCAAGGGTTTTCGGTGGCTGGCGCTACCCGCTAACGCTTGTGGGGCTTGGTTCCCACAGGTGTAA